TGTCTTCCGTAACAGTGCCCGTCCAGGGCGCTCAGTTTGTAAACGCACAGTGGTCAGACTACAGCGGCTCGTTCGCTCAACCGTCTGTCCAGCAAGGTGCTTACAACGCTGAGTTCAACCTCAAGCTGATGATCACCCCAGTCCCGTTCCTCGGGATGGAAGGTGCAGTCCAGCAAGACGCAGCAATTATCCCGCTGATTGAAGCACGGATGAACGATGCGACGAACGTGATGATGGACGCGATGGCAACATCGTTGTACAACAACACAACAAACACCCAGCAGTTTATCGGCCTCCCAGGCGCGATTGACGATGGCACGAACCTAGTGACCTACGGCAACATCAACCGTAACACCTACACTTGGTGGAAGTCGAAGGTCTACAACGCTGGTAACGTCAACCCAACCCGTCAGAACATCCTGCAATACATTTCTGGAACCGTGAAGAACGGTGCAGAAGTGCCTAGCTTTGGTGTTTGCGGATTCGGTACTTGGACTCTGTTAGCTCAAGACTTTGTTGGTCAAGAGCAGTACACCATCACCCCAGGCTCTGCCTTTGATGGTGACAACAACGGACCACAGGCTGCGTTCCGTGCACTGATGGTTGCTGGTGTGCCGATCTATCCAGATCCGTACTGCCCAGAAGGCGTTGTCTACTTTGTCAACACGAACTACCTGAACCTGTACATCCACGAGCAGGGTTCGTTTGTGTTTACTGGGTTTGAGTCCACTCTGCCTAACTGGCAGATTGGTTACGTCGGCGCAGTGCTGATGATTGCTGAGTTGGTTAGCACTAAACCGAAGTCTATGACTCGGGTTAGTTCTTACAACTCGCTGACCCTGTAAGGAGAGAAACATGGCTCTCGCCCTAAACAAGATCCTGATTGCCGGTGCTAATAGCAACACGGCTGGTGCTTACTTCACCACTCAGACTCTGATCGCTCCCGCAACCGTTGCCGGTAACGTAGTTCCTGCTGGCGTATATCTGATGTTCCCAACACTGAACAGCCAGATCTACGCTAACAACGGAACCGCGTTGGTTTTGCTGACCCCAGCAAACACTGGTGGCGTGCTGATCAGTGACGGTGTGAACGTAGTTGCCAACTCGACCACGACTGCAAACACCATCACCTTCTTGACGGTGAACGGTGGTTTGACTGCAAACTCCACGTTTACTAGCTAAGGAGTAAACATGGCGAACGCAGATGCAGTTGGAGCAAACCTGCCAGACTCTTTTGGTAACTATGCAATAGCACGTGCCAGCGGAGTCTCTTTGGCAACGGCTGGAAATGCGGTAGTGGCTATCCCGTTCTTTGGAGGCGGCCTCACAAATAGTGGGTCGCTAACAGGATCTGGAGAGGTAATTATTCGTCGGGTTACGTTACAGAACGCAAATGCTAACGCATCTTTGGCTAACGTGAATATCACGACATCCAATGATGGCAACACTAGCAATGCGGTTGTAGCAACAGTCTCATTAGCAAATTTGACTGCTGTTAACAGGTTCCAAGACCTAACGATTGCCAGCCCTTACGCACTGACCACGGTAGTCAACGGAGCGAATACCTCGGCATTGTATTTGAACGTCACCAACGCGGCATCGGCCATTGTTGACATTCGTATCTACGGTGACTCGGTATCGTTCTAATGGAAGTCTATGTAACCAACTGTAGTGACACCGACCTGTCTGATCGTCATGCCGGTGTTGACTATAAGTTTAAAAAAGGTGTGCCTACGTCAGTTCCTATCGAGGCTGCTAGGCACATCTTTGGTTACCAGGATGATGACAAGCTCCCATACGCAGTCCGTCTGGGTTTTGCAACCCACTCGTCGGATGTTGAAATCGGACTTGAACGGTTGGCTATGTTTCGCATCGGCCAACATTCAACGCAGGACCGCATTCCCTCGGCGGTAGGCGTAGTACCCCTACCCGTCAAAAAAGTAGGGGTAGGGGGAAAAGTCTCTTGAGGGTTATAATAGGCAACTATGGCAACCCTAAATTCGTACATCACAGACGTTCGCAGGCTTCTACACGATGCCAATGGGAACTTCTGGTCTAACGATGAGATTACGGATTACGTCAATGATGGGCGTGAAAGGGTAGTCCGAGACACTGGTTGTCTGCGTACCCTGCAAATTTCTGCTACACCACTCGCACCAGACGGCACAGCCGCAATTATCTGGTCTGCTGGGCTTGTTGTTACCGCAGGGCAGTACATATTTTCAAATATCTTTATCTACGAAGTCACGGTAGGTGGGACGCTGGGGGATACATCTCCTCCATATCCAGCATCTGGGACTAATTTCCCTCCGTCAACCGCTTTTACTAACGGCACAGCCAGTTTGCTGTACGTCCAGAATGCAGAGGTCATTCCGTTTTCGTCGTTACCTAATGGTTCGCAGACTCTGGATGTACTCAACCTGACGATCTACTGGGGAAATTCTAGGATTCCTCTGCGTTACCTTCCTTGGACAAATTTCAACGCCCAGTTGCGTTACTGGCAGAACTACGTTGGACGGCCCGTGTGCTTTTCAACGTATGGTCAATCTCAAATTTACATCTCACCTATCCCTGACCAGTCCTATAGCATGGAAGTGGATACGGTTATCCTGCCTTCTCCGCTAGTGCTAACCAATCCTACGGTCAATGACGCCATCAACGACCCGTACACGGTTCCTGTGGCGTTCTACGCGGCCTACAAGGCAAAGTACAAAGAACAAAGCTACGGAGAATCTGAGATTTTTCTACAGCAGTACAACCGTCAAGTGCAGAGCGTGTTGAATTCAGTCTTCACGCGCAGGATTCCGGACCCGTATAGCAGCCCTTACTAACATGGCATCCCAAGAACAGCAAAAAAGATACACTGTTCTGAAGACGTTCGGGGGGATCAACACCAAAGCCAACCGAACAGCCATCAAGGACAGTGAATTTTCGTGGTTGGAAAACGCCATGCCTATTGGCGACTCCAACATCAAGATTGTTCCCGCTCAAGAAGCAGTTAGAAACAGCACAGGCGATGTTGTTGTCTTTGGAAACACGGTTACTTATCTAACGTCTACCAATATCAATGTTTCTGACTACATTGTAGGGTTCAAGTTAGACGGAACAGCACAGGCATTTAACCTAAACGCAAATGTCACAAGCAATGTGGCAGTTATTGCCGGTACGTTCAGCAACGCAAACGTCAGTGCTGCCCAGTGGAAAAACGAAAGACTGATTATTGCCGATCCAGATAAGGGATTGTCTAGTTGGAACGGCGCTAACGTAGTCTCTATAGGGTCTGTTGGCCTGATAGCAGTGTCAAATCCAGGTTCTGGGTACACATCTGCGCCTAACGTAGTGATCAGCGCACCAAATGATGCTAATGGGGTGCAAGCAGTAGCCACAGCAACAATTGTCACCGGATCTGGTGGCATTAGATCTGTTTTTGTGACTTCTGGTGGCTCTGGATACACGGCTGTACCAGATGTAACCATTGGCGCACCCAACATCACGGGTGGAACCCAAGCTACAGCGGTTGCCAGCATCAGTGCTGGAGCTGTTGTTGCTATTTCGGTCATTGAAGCAGGGTCTGGATACACTTCTGTCCCTGCTGTGACCTTTTCCAGCGGTGGTGCTACTGCCAACGCAGTTATTTCGACTGGTGGAGTCAGCAGCGTATCCCTGACAAACGCAGGTAGCGGATATACATCATCTCCTACCATCACTTTTTCTGGTGGTGGAGGTTCAGGCGCTAATGCTATAGCCCAGATCGTCACGTTCAAGACCGGCACAGTCAGCATTCTGCTCAACAATGGTGGGTCTGGCTATACGTCAGCCCCAACAGTGGCAATTGACGGAGCGAATACCACTCCAGCTACTGCTACAGCTATCGTGCTCGGGAACACTGTCTCACAGATTGTGATGACTAACCCTGGCGCTGGGTATACCACCGCCAATGTGACACTCTCTGGTGGTGGGTTCACAACTGCGGCCAATGTCACAGCGGTTGTAAATACAGAACAGTTGGTTTCTATAGCCACATTCTCTGGCAGAACTTGGGTGGCTGCTGGACGCACTGTCTACTACTCTGCCGCAGACTCGTACAGTGATTTCACAAGCGTTTCTGCCGGATCTCTTACGTTGTCTGACTCTACGCTGCACGGGAACATACGAGCACTTCTCTCAGCCAACAATTTTTTGTACATATTTGGTGAGACAAGTATCAACGTCTTCTCTGACGTTCGCGTTGACACCAACGGTCAGACTTTATTTACCAACACCAACGTATCGGCAAGCGTAGGAACCAAGCGTATCTACGCTATCTACCCGTTCTTCCGGTCTGTACTGTTCATGAACGACTACGGAATTTATTCCTTGGTCGGATCTACTACTAGCAAGTTGTCAGACGCTTTAGACGGGGTGTTCCAACTCATAGACTTTGACAAGCCCATCAGCGGAGGTCAGGTCTTACTGAACAACATACTATGCGCGGCATTCTCCTTCACTTACAACGACCCGGTAGTTGGAGCGAGAAAGGTCCAGGCCGTGTTTTTCGAGAAGAGATGGTTTCTAACCTCCCAAGGAGCGTTGGACTACATCACTTCCGTCCCTACAGCGGGGGTCATTCGCCTTTATGGGACAGAAGGCTCAAACCTCTACCGTCTCTATGCTAATTCTACTGCTAACATAGCATCAATGATTCAGACTGCTTTGATGCCTATGGGTGATCCTATACGGACCAAGCAGGCATTGAAA